GCAGCAGAAGCGGACGAAACTAAGGCCCAGGTAATACTAGACGAAGCCGCAGCAGAACCTACAGCAGAAGACCTTACAATGATAAGGAAAGCCTTCGACGCACAGTATAAGCGCGACGAAATATACGAAGCTGCCAAAGCTGTAGGCGTAGAAATTTCTTACGACGCTAAAAAGGGCGAAATTATAGAAGCGGTAATAGCAGCTGGACACGCTGACACGCTTCTAAAGTAAGGGGGCTAAGCTATGCTTTTAACCGAAGCAGAATTAATAAGCACTTACTATAAAAAGGCGGCGAAAATGGAACCGGACGACCTAGCGACGTACCTAGCCAGGGCTAACGCCTTCGCTACTGGCGTAATAGGCGGGGAACCTGCGCCACCTATAGATACTACCGTAAAGGTAGCTATATCTATGGCTTTTGAGATATTCGCCCAGGGTGAAACTGCCCAGGTAGAAGAACTTACAGGCGATATAACAGAAGCAGCCCCAGCAGGCTATTACAGCAGGAAAGCTAAAGACGACCCGCTAGACATAGTTAGGGAAATGCTAGGGGCGGCTAAACGGGCCTTCGAAGCCGGTAATACTACGTCGTCGGTCCGTACTGTACAATTCCTATGAGTGCGAGCAGTAACGGCAGCCTTACTATTAAGAACTTTGACAGGTGGACCCGCTGGCTGGGGCAGGTAGAAGCTGGGGAACTGGACATATGCAAAAGCCGTATATTACGAAGCGGGGCACTTCGGGGCCTAGAGTACGCGCAGGACCTAACACCACGGCGAAGTAGTAGACTGGCCCAAAGTTTAAGTATAGGGGCTAGGGGTAACGTATTTAAGTTAAAAATGACTAAAAAGAATAGTAGTATATTCTTCGGTACTAATGTAGCGTACGCCGCAGCAGTAGAAGACGGCTACACACAGGAAGCCGGCCGCTTCGTTCCTGGTTTTTGGAGCGGTGACACTTTTCATTATGTACCACAGGCAGAAGCTAGCGCGTCCTGGCATGGACAGGACAGTATGGGCGGCATGGTATTAAGCGGAAAAGTAATACCTGGCGCGCATATGTTTAGGAAGGCTATGGACCACTTAAAAAGCGGCGACATGAACAGAATAACAGAATTTGAATTTAGAAGGCTTTACGCCGAACTTAGAGGGGGCAGCAGCTAGCTATGGACTACTTAACAGAATTAAAAACTATACAAATGTGGGTAAAAGCTGTAGCTGGTATGAATTCCGTTAGACTAAAGGAAGCAAAGCCTAAGCTAGCACGGCCTGTAATACTGTGGGAAACGCCTTCCCGCGAAAAGAAGAACAATATAGGCCAGTATGTGTATATTCAGTCAGTACGCCAGTACGGGCGTTTATTCGCTAACAGCCTAGACGACGCTTTAGACGTGCAGGAAAAACTAACGAAGGACCTGGAAGGAAAGGGCGGCGTACTTCCTATTATGCAGGAAGGTATTTTATTAGGCTATCTTAAGGCGGCAGTTATAGAGTTTAATACAAGCGAAAGCCTGGACGTTGCCTTTAACATAGCCTACGAAGTAACCTACGGAAATACTAGGCCAGTAGAAGCGCCGAACGCTACCTATGTAGGTACTAGGGTAGATACTTTAGGCGCAGAACTAACGCAGAACTAACGCAGCCCGTAGACCATATGGACGGACTTACAGGCTTCGACGGTGGTACTACCTTTAAGGGGGTATAAACAGTATGATAGAAAAAAAGAAGGCACAGGAAGCACCTAAATTTACGTGTAGCGACTTAATAGTAGCTGCCCTTACATTATTTAAGGTTACGCCCGAAGTAATGGTAGGGGCCTTATACGGCGTAAATGATAGCATAACAATAGCACAGGCTAGGGAAAAGCTTAGCGACTATTTAACAAGACCAATAAAAGGAGGTAAAAAGTAATGGCTGGAATATATTTAGAGGGAAGCAGTAAGCCACTTAGCGGCGTGTATACTTTAATACAGGCCGCCGTAGCAGCTGTAACTATGAGTAACAGGGGAATAGTAGCTTACGCTTTTACGTCAGACTGGGGACCAGTAAACGTTATAACGCCGACAGCTAACGGAAGCGAGTTTAAAGCTGTGTTTAATGGGGCTAAGACAGCCTTAAGCGCTGCTAAGGTTTATACTCACGCTTACAAAGGAAACCCACAAAGGGTACTAGGTTATAGAATGGCTACAGGCCTAGCAGCAAAAGGAACCCTAGTATTATCAGACGCAGCCGCAGCTATGGCGTTGACTTTAGAAACTTTATACCCTTCAAAAAGGGTATTTACGGCTGTAGTTAAGGACGGGACTAGCGGCGGTAAAGTAGTAGATATAGTAGAAAACGGAATTAAACTAGTAAGCGTAGAAGGCACTACAGTAGCAGACCTGGAAGCTGCCCTAAACTTATCAGACTACGTAAGGGTAACAGCAAAAGGCACAACGTTACCGAATAGTATAGCAGGCGCTAACTTCGTAGGTGGTAGCGACGGCGAAATAGTAACAGCAACCGAGTATAACGCCTTCTTAGAAGAATTAGAAGCCGACGGAACACCTTCTACTTTTGCACTAGACGGAACTAGCGACGAAACTATTATAGCGTCGGTAGCTACCTGGGTAAAACGTGTAAGACTAGAGGGCTTATATATTACTTTTGTTAATGGTGGACCTGCTACCTGGGACACAGCTTTAGCAGACGCTAATACCGCTTCTATAAGCTTTAACTATAGGGGCATAGTAAACGTAGGTAACGGGGTAGACGGCTACACAGCTGCGGAAATGGCTATTTTTATAGCTGCTAGAGTAGCGAGCGTACCGCTTAATAGAACTTTAACCGACGAAGTGGTACCTTACACAAAGGTTAATAAGAAGCTTAAACCTTCCGAAAGGGTACTAGCTAAAGAAAAAGGGACCCTAGTATTTATACAAAACGGCGACTTCGTAGAAATAGACGAAGCTGTAAATACCCTAACTAACCCACCAGCAGGAGAAACTAAGGAATTTAGTAAGTTAAGAATTCATAATGCTATGGACCAAATTACTAAGGACCTGGAAGCCTTCGGGGAACAGTATAAGAAGGAACTAAGTAACACAGACATAGCTAGGGAAATATACGCGGCGACGGTAGAAAACTCTTACCTTAAAGGTATGGCTAGCAGGGAAGTAGTGCAGCCTGGGTACTTCTATAGACCCGACCCAAACTATCACGGTAAGGACGCAGTTTTTAACCCACAGATAGACGAAGCGTTTTTCTTCGCTGACTTAACACCTGTAGATAGTATGGAAAGAATATACCAAAAAATAGGCGTAAGCTTTTAAGAAAGGGGGCGTACTAAATGGCTTTTGAAGCAAACGAAGTAATAAACGGCCTATATGGTCAAGTGTACGACGAAAATGGTAAAGATATTCAAGGTACCCAGGAATTTGAAGCAAACGTAGAATTCGAAAAGGGTGAAATTAAGCAGGCCGGCGTATTTATGACGGCTAATAAGGTACTAGGCGGCAAAGGTAGCGGAAGTATGAAACTGCACAAACTAGATACTAGACTACAGAAGAAAATAGCAGACAGCCCTACAGGTAAATATAACTATATGGGCAAACTAGCAGACCCTACAGCTAAGGGCGAAGAAGCGGTACTACTTATAGGTGTATCTTTTGATAGCTTACCGCTTATGGGCTACGCTATAGGAGAACTAGGAGAAATTGACCTAGATTTTACTTTTGACGACTACCGGTATACACAAACAATAGAGTAGGAACCACAGGCAGGGTAGGCTAGGGCTTACCCTGCCATTAATTTAAGAAAGAGGGCGTAGCGATATGAGAAAATTTATAAGTTTAGCGGCTATTCTAGGGAAAGAAGATAAAGAGTTAACAGAGTTAAAGCAGGGCGAATATGAAACAGACAAACTAGGGACGTTACCTTTTACAGCAGTAAACCACGACGAGTACAAAACAGCTAAGAAAGACTGCTTAAAAATGGTAAAGGACGGAACCGGCGGCATGGTACCCGACTTAGACGACGACGCTTTAATGGTAAAACTTATTATAGCGGCTGTAGATAAGGACAAAAGAAGCGATTTTACTTTTGCAAATAAGGAACTACTTAAGAAGCTGGGCATAGTAAGCGCTGCTGCCGCAGTAGATAAACTTTGTTCGCCAGGTGAAATATATAACCTAGCTATGGATATACAAGCACTTAGCGGCTTCGGCAAAAAGGCAGAAATTAAAACGGAAGAAGCAGTAAAAAACTCCTAAAGACGGATAGGGAAGCTAAGCTAATCGCTTATATATGGAATGAATACCATA